GCGGCGCACGCCTGCCCGGGCAGGGCGTGACGCTCCCACCGCTGCCTCCTCAGCGTTTCCTAGCAGCGTGCGCGGGCCCATCAGGTTGTGCGGCAGGCAGTGGGGCTCATGCGCAGCGCCGGCGGTGATGTGCGACTGACACCACGGACACCACCCGGGTGCGTCGGGGTGTCGCTCGCTCGCTTCGAGGACCGACCACACTTGTCTGAGCAGTGGTGCAACGGCGAGGTCATCCACGCGCTCCAGTCCGAAGCGGCGGGCCAGCCGGAAGGCGAGCGACAAGGGGAGACGGACCCCCGCGCGCCAGTGGTTGATGTCGGCGGCGAAGAACGCAGGGTCGTTACGCTCGCCGGTCAGGTCGGTGGCGGCAACCAGGCTGGCCACCCCGGGGAGGCAGAGGCAGCGGGAAAGGAGCAGAGCCTCGTCGAACCACGGCTCGGCGCGCCGCAGTTCGAGAGCGCGCAGACGGTCAAGGTCGATGCCTGTGATGGCGGCGATGGTGGGGCGTGGGATATCGCGACTGACGCGGAAATTCCGGAAGTTGGATAGTGTGAGCATGGCGGGCGTCCTAAAACTATTCACTAGCTAGTGATTTACTACTAGCTAGCGTAACTAGCAAGAGCGAGGGCACGCATTTCTGCGGGTTTGAGGGGGCACTTGTTGTTTATCACCAACTATCCGTCGCGAAATGAAGCCAGATATATAGGGAAACGCTTTTTGCTATATAACTGGCGTAAAATCACACACGGATGCCTAGCGGGACGGCGCAAACGCTCCACAGACGTAGAATTCGCAAAAATCATATAAGTAGCTTAATTTTCCACTAACTATTTTTACTAGAATAACTAGTTGGTCTACCAACCGCAGAACCCCGTGGTCTCCGCTATCCAGTTTCGCTAGCTGGGCACTTTTGTGGTAGCTAGTGGAAAACTAGGCACGATCGGTAATTTGTCAGCTAAACTGACAGATTGTGAATAGCTCTAGCACGTGACGCGTTGAGAGTAAGTTTGCAAGCACGCAACACGTTGTTAGCATGCGCCCTGCGTAACGTGTTGTCAGCATGTGTAACCACACACCACGTTGCGTGCTCACGCCAGCAGCACCCGTAACCCACTACCATGTGGACAACAATGAATAGTCCTAGAGCGTCCTGGTAACGTGTTGTGTGTGTAGCCTGTGCACCCGTTTCCTCTAGACTACCATGTCGAAGCGCGCCGCGTGCGCCAGGTGCGCGGGTCTCAGGCACAAAAAATCCCCGCGCTCCAGTGTGGAGCGCGGGGCAAGTTCAGGGAGAGTGTTAGGCCTTGGCGCTGGCCATGCGCAAGCCGTAGTCATTGGCGGCCGTGTTGACCAGTTGCTTCAAGGTGAGAAGCCCTTCAGCAGTGACGCCAAACTCAATTGGCCGCAAGCGTGCGTTCTTTTTGTCATATGCGACCAAGTTGGCCAGTTGCGTGGTCATGTGCTGCACATAGTCCGCTTGTGTGGTGGCAGGTGCAGGCTTGACCAGTTCTGCGTGCGAAGGCTTGGCGTTGTCGGCTGCCTCGCCCTTGCCGTGGTGCGGGGCAGGATCTCCGCCCTTGGTGCGTTTCGCCGCTTGCTGAGCGTTACTCTCTCCCGCAGTCTTGGCATTGCTCAGGCCGAGTTCTGCAAAGAGTTTGCTTGTTGCCTGCTCTGCGTTGCGGATGATGCGATCGACAAGCGCGGAGCGATAGCCGAGCTTGCCAGCGCGCAGTTTCTTGGCCTTGGTCCCTTCCTTCGCCGGTGCGACATACAACGTCACACGCTCGCGCACCCAGTCCATGCGGTCAGCGATGTCCGCCATGCCCTTAGGGAATTCACTCGCGGGCGTGCGAGCAGTTGCGAACCCGATGGTGTTTTCCTGTTTCGCGACCGCGACCAACGCATCGCTAGGACTCTTGCCAAGGGCCTTGCTCAGGTTGGTAACTGCGGCTTGCTTGCCAGTCTCATAGGCATAAGCACAAGTCGCAATCGCGGTGAAGGCGATAGTGCGAGCATGCGAGCCCTTGCCCGTGATGATGGCAGCAACCCGCGTTTTGGTTGATGTAGACATTAGATTAACCTTTCGATTGATTGTGTCAGTTAAACTGACAACAAAGCGCACAACACGCCTTGCAAGATCAATTATAGCGCGCCAGCAACGCATTGTCCTATGATAAGGGCAGGCACCCTAAAGAATCCTTTTTCCACAGCGACCCCCTCAGGGGGGAAAGAAAATAACCAAGGGTGGGGTGATACACCATCGCCCACAAAGGATTTCCAGATTTTCTCCAAGACTATTCATTTAATACTCAAAAAGCGCGAACTATACACAAGACGTCACCCCAAAAAATTTTGGCTGGAAATTTCCAGCAAGCGCGCCTAAGCCAGTGCCGCTGCAAGGCATCCTCTCCCAAGACTCAACACCCGGGGCACGAGACCCATGTGCCCCGGGCTTTTTTCGGGCCGCTTGCAACAACATCCCGGACAGGATAACTAGCGGGGAGATGAACGCCCTGCTACCACTGCGCGACCTCCAGAAGGATCCGTCCGGCCTGGTCTGGCCGCCGACGCTGCCGATCGAGCTGGCGCTCAAGACAGCTTCGCCCCAGGCGCTCCAGATCGAGTACGGGTACGACGACGCCGAGTGGGCCGCGCTGCGTACCAACGACGTGTTCCTCAGGGAGCTGGCTGGTGCCTGCGAACTTGTGCGGCAGGAAGGTATGAGCTTCAAGCTCAAAGCCAAGCTGATCGCCGAGGAAAACCTCAAGCAAGTGTGGAAGATGATCCATGCCACCCACGACGCAGTCCCACCCGCCGTGAAGGGCAAGCTGATCGAGCTGACTGCGCAGTGGGCGGGCTTTGCCAACAAGGGCGGTGACGGTGACGGTACTGGGCCCGTCAACGCCAACACACTCAACATCCAGATTAACCTGGGAGACGGGTATTGATTGGCTGGCACATTTTCAGTGTCGTTCACCCCTCAGGACACCGGGAGCAGCACACAGCGCCGGTCGATGATTTGGGGATCCACATCTTGATGGCGACCTGCCCCTGCCGGCCGGTGGAGGAGCAGAGCGCTCCGGACGCCTGGGTGCACAACGCGTTTGACGGCCGGGAGAGTTACGAGCAAGGGCGTAAGCTGCACTAGGAGGGGCGCATGCCAGAGGTCATCGTCAGCGATGCGGACTCGGCGCCGCGGTATCTGCTCTCGATTAACGGGCGGGACCACGCAGGACTGGTCGGTGTGCAGCACACCGTGACCGACTCTGTGCTGGCAACGCTTCGGGAGACGCACTACAGGGACAATCTCTGGGTGGCGGAGGGCGGTGCGGTGACGTCCGGCGGTGTAGAAGTGACGTCCGGCGGTGAGGTAGTAACTTCAGGAGCTTGAAAGATGGACATCAACACACTCAACAACCTGGCGCTGGCCCCCGTTGCGGATGAAGTGACAACGGGCGCAACGCTGACCGAACTGAACCCGGCTGCCCGCATCATCTATCTCACCACGGGAGGCACGGCTGGCGATGAGTTGGCTAATCTCGACGACCTTCCCTCGACAGTGACTATTGAGGGGTCGCCATACGCCCCGGAACACATTGGACAGACGCTTGTTGTTGTTCTGAAAGTGCAGACAGATGGCTCCGATGTAGTTAAGATCACGCGAAACGGGGGCGACGTGTTCGCTTTCGGCGGTGGTGTGTTTGGGCAGAACCGCTATTTCGCCGAAGTAGTTCTGGACTGGCCCGGAGCTACCGCTGTGTTTGTCTTTACAATGGATGGCTGGAGGGTAGCGAATGACTTTGCTCCGGACTATCAGTCAGGTGCAGCCGCAGAAGGGGTTGCGACGGTAACTACCGAGGCGTCCATAACTTTTTCCACAGCACCGATGACTGGCATTAATCCCGCTGGGGTGATTTCATTGTCGCCGGGAGATTCGACGGGTGGCGCTGCTGGCCATATCATTTTACAAGCTGGTGATGGCACAGATGCGGCTGCTGGGTACGTGTCCATCACCGGAGGGCAAGGTAGTGGTGCCATCCGCAATGGCGGCGCGATCGGTATTACTGGCGGTAACTCCGTTGACAATCTAGGGGGCAACGTGACCCTCCAAGGTGGTCCCGCTGGCGTAGATGCGATCGCCCCCGGTCAGGCCATTGTGAGAGGCGGTAATTCCGACATTGTAGGAGGTGTAGGGGGTCTTGCCATGATCGCCGGAGGAAATAACAGCAGCAACTCGGGCGACGGCGGAGATGTTCGGCTTTCGCCCGGGGGCAACGGCGATGGGTCCAGTTGGGGGCGTATTATCATGGAACAACTTCCGACTGCTAACCCCGCGTATGCTGGTCAAGTCTGGAACGATAGCGGCGTTCTCAAAATCAGTGCTGGCTGATGGCCCACACGATCGCGTACACCCCTCCGCCGACGATCAGCCGGTTTATCAAGGACTACCTCCCCGGGGAGTTGTTCTACGATTGGATCGTGGGGCCGGTCGGCTCAGGCAAGACCACCGGCATCTTCATGAAGCTGGTCTATATGGCCGGGCTCCAAGCACCGGGGCCTGACGGTATTCGGCGCACACGCGCGGTGGTCGTGCGCAACACTGCGACGCAGCTCAGGGACACAACGCTCAACTCGTGGTTCATGTGGTTCAAAGACGGGCAGGCGGGGGTCTGGAAAGCAACCCCGAAGGACTTCATCCTGCGCTTTGGCGACATCGAGTGCGAGGTGATGTTTCGCCCGCTCGATACCCCGCAGGACGTCGCGCGGGTGCTCTCCCTGGAGGTTACCTTCGTCCTGCTCGACGAGTTCGTGGAGATTCCGCAGGCGATCATTGACGCGCTTTCCGCGCGGTGTGGGCGCTACCCCTCGACGATCATGGGCGGGGCTACCAACTGGGGGATGTGGGGATCCTCTAACCCGTCAACGGAGGACAACTGGTGGTACGACTATTTGCACAAATCCGCCGGTGTTATTCAGCCTGGCGAGGGGGTCAGCCTGCACCACAGGATGGTCCTCGACGAGCGCAACGCGCGGTACTTTCTGCAACCCTCAGGCTTCTCGCAATTCGCCGAGAACGTCGAGAATCTGCCCGGCAAGCGCGACTACTACACCAACCAGGCGAAGAATAAGTCAGAGGCTTGGATCAAGCAGTTTCTTGAGGCCGAGTGGGGTTACTCGGTCGCCGGCAAGCCGGTGGTCCAGAGCTTCAACAGCCGGGTGCACCTCTCGAAGGAGCGGCTGGTGTTCAACCCCAACCTGCACCTTGTGGGGGGTTTCGACCCCGGTATCGGCGGCGCGGCGATGATCCTTGGGCAGGAGGATCTGGAGGGCCGGCTACATGTGCTGGGTGAGATCATCACCAGCGGGGTAGGTGCAGCGCGGTTTGTCAGCGAGCGGCTCAGGCCGTACCTCGCGCGCGGGATGGTGGGGTTGCGACCAGACGGGTTCACCATCGCGCCGGACCCCGCGGCAGCCAACCGGTCACCCAACGACGAGAGCACCATCGTCCAGGTGCTCAAGCGGCACTACCCGGTGTCGATCGAGAGCAACAACCGGTTGCCGCTCCGGTTGGATGCGATCGACTATTTTGCGACGCGGTTGGTCTATGGGATGCCTTCGCTGGTGGTCGACGAGCAAGCCTGTCCGATGCTGGTGCGTGCGCTCAAGGGTGGGTGGCGCTACGCGCTCGACTCAAAGGAGAACATGCGCGGGACCGCGCCGGAGAAGAACGCCTACAGCCACCCGGGGGATGGGTTCGGCTACCTGTGTCGTTACTTCCATCGACAAGTCGAGCGAGATGCGCGATATACTGACGCCGGGGTGGCAAGGTTCGTGCCGCCGCGCACGTTCGGTGGTAACTACCACTTCAGGTAACGGGAGCGTTGATGGTGCAGATGGTGGAAGTGGCGACCAACCTACCTGCGGTGACAGGTGTAGAGGGCGCGAGCCCGGTACGCAGGATCGACGCGGCGGTGCTCCAGCAGCTTGGGGGCAAGTATCGCGGACTGTTTGATCGCTACGCCGCCGAGCGGCTGCCGGCCGAGCAGCGCTGGCTCAAGAACCTGCGCCAGTACCTTGGCGAGTATGACCCCGACATCGAGATGCAGCTACCGCGAGGGCGGTCGCGCGCCTACCCACGACTGACGCGGATGAAGTGCATTTCGATGCTCTCGCGGATCATGAACCTGATGTTCCCGGGCAACGAGGACAACTGGGAGCTGAATGCTTCGCCGTCGCCGAGCATGAGTCCGGAGTCGGTCGCGGACGCGGTCTCGGCGCTGATCGGCGAGCGTAAGGCTGCGGGGCAGCCGGCGCCGCTCACCCAGGCGCTTGTCGACGAGGCGATCCGCCGCTTGTCCGACAAGCAGGCGGCGCAGTTGACTGCCCTGATCAAGGACCAGCTGATGGAGCTGGGCGGCGACCAGACGGTCGACTGGGTGTCGCTCAACCGCAAGGTCGCCGACAGTGGGATCAAGTACGGAATCGGGGTGCTCGAAGGACCTTATGTGCGCAAGGTCGAGACCTCGGGGTGGATGCTGCAGGCCGACGAAGGGTTCAAACCAGAGACCCGGACTGAGTACAAACCGCAGTACGACCACCTACCGGTGTGGGACTTCTACCCGGACATGAGCGCCCGGTCGCTGCCGGGTGAGGGCTACTTTGTGCGCAAAGTGTTGGGGCGCGCCGCACTGCGCAAGCTCGCTGACCGGCCCGACTTTTTCGAAAAGCAAGTCAAGGCAGTGATCAGCAACATACCCGGTGGCAACTACAAGGCACGCAGCTGGGAAACCGAACTGCGAACCATCGGTACTGCGATGCACGCGGAAACCACCAGCAACCAAGCCTCGGGGCGCGAGAAGTACGAGGTTGTCATCTGGAAGGGTCCGGTCAGCGCCCAGACGCTCGCGGACGCAGGGGCGGAGGTGCCTGACACCATGCTCGCGGACGACGTCGAGGCTGAGCTGTGGATGGTCGACAATTACGTGATCAAGGCCGAGATTAACGCGTGGCGCAAGCTTGGGCTGGTGCTCCAGCAAGTGCACATCTTCAGTTTCGACGAGGACGACACATCGCCGATCAGCCAAGGACTGCCCTACGTCGTCCGGGACAGCCAGCTGTCGATCTGCGCCGCGACCCGAATGAGCCTCGACAACGCGTCGATCACCTGCGGCCCCAACATGGAGGTCAACACCCGGCTGCTGCGGACCGACCAGGATCTGAACGCTATCGAGGCATGGAAATTGTGGTACCGGGACGACGACGGGCCGAGCACGCAGTTTCCAGCGGTGCGGCGGATCGAGATCGACGGACATCTCGGAGAGCTGCAGAATCTGGTCAAGATGTTTCTCGAATTTGCCGAGATGGAGACCTTTATTGGCCCGTCTACCGGCGGGGACATGACCAAGGTCCCGAGTGAGGCGATGCGTACTGCGGCGGGCGGGTCGATGCTGCGCAGCGACGCAGCTCTGCCGTTCAAGGACATCGTCCGCAACTACGACAGCTTCACCCAGTCGGTGATCTGGTCGATGGTCACGTTCAACAAGAAATTCAACCCGGGCCTCGCGCCTGAGGGTGACTACGACGTCATCCCACGCGGGGCGACCAGTCTGATTGCCAAGGAAATCCGGGGGCAGCAGATTGACGTGCTCAGCCAGACGCTCACGCCGGACGAGCGTGACCATGTCAACGAGCGCAAGTTTGTCGAGGCCAAGTTCGCCTCGCGCGATCTGCAAGGCATGCTGGTGTCGGCGGATGAGGCCAAGCAGACCAAGGCTGGGCGCGCGCAGGTCGCTGCGCAGCAGGCCGAGCAGCAGAGCCGTATGACCGAAGCGACGATCAAGGACACGCTTTCGGGCGCGTTCAAGAATATCGCACAGGGCCAGAAGAACGCGGCAGGCGCGGATAAAACCTCGATCGAGACCGCGGTTGCCATGATGGAGCACGGACAAGATGACCCCGAAGGAAAACCTAAACGAGCTGGTAAAAAAGCTGCGTGACGCCGCCATCGCGCAGGACCCGATTGCGCGAACGATAATCCAGCTAGTCAAACTATCAACGGATGAGGTGAAAGAAAGCCTTGTCAGCGCAGACGGGGAAGATATGTATCGGCTACAGGGAGTGGCTCGTCATTTGGCGAGGCTCCATCGAGATTTGACGACAGAACCCCCCTCGACCACCAAAGCCAGGAGCTAACTGATGGCATCGCGCCCCGCCGAAGCACCCCCACCGGAAAATACAGCATTCGCCGATGCGTTCGCTGCTGCTGCAGCGGGCCCCGCGCCTGCGGCGGACCCTGCGCCTGCGGCGGACCCTGCGCCTGCGGCGGACCCTGCGCCTGCGGCGGACCCTGCGCCTGCGGCGGACCCTGCGCCTGCGGCGGACCCTGCGCCTGCGGCGGACCCTGCGCCTGCGGCGGATCCTGCACCCCCGACCAGCGCGGACGAGATTGTCAAAGGTCTTGC